ATGCGGGATCAGCACCGGCGTACTATGCTACCAGCGTCGGTACCTCGCTACCCAAAATCGGGTCCGGTACATACCCGGACACCGCCTGACCCATCCCCTCCCCCCATGCCATGGCCAGTAAGGCCCACGTCTCACCTGCACCTATTTTTGCCCAGGTCTGTTGCATTTCTGCCACGCCCAGATGGGACCCGGTTATTTGGGGATTTTGGTGATGGGTCCCATCGGTATGGATTGTTCCAACTGGGTCCCATCTGGTACTTTGCCTGCTGCAGGTGAGGCTCCTGGGCCGTCCACGCTCGCGGCCGAGCGTTAGCAGCTAGAGCCTCCGTAAGCTGCCGTGGCGGGCCTGCGTGCTTGGGTCCCATGCCATCCATGAGGGGTTGGATGGATAAATTGGCTATTGGATATCTCCAATTGCTCTGGTATGGTGGGTGGTGCGGAGGGTGAGGAGGCCGACCCTCGTTCTGCACCCCCACACGGCGACCTTGCTTCCGCAACACCCCAACTAGGAACCCCTGTTCCGTTCACACACTGAGGCCTCGAATAGGGGTTCCATTTTCCTGGGGAGGGACCGATGCCGGTGATTGTCACGCCGCCCAACGTGATGCCGCATGTTGGATCGCTGTGGGCCTATCTGAGCCGGGACGCCGACGGCAACGAGGGCTTGTGCGCGGCACCGATCGGGCCGCTTGGCTCGATTGTACCCTTGATCGCGGCCGACCCCGAGCGGCTGAAATCCATCACCCCCATAGCCGAGAGCATTGCCAAGTTGACCGGGATGACAATCGTGCTGGTCGAATTCACGACCCGCGTGAATGTGCGCGAGATCACGGGGCCGGCACAGGGATAAGGAGAGCGGCATGAAGAAAATCGACGCCCCCTGGACCGACGCGCAGGTCGAGGCGCTCAACCTGTTTCAGGCCTGCGACTACTTCCATCCCTTCACCTGTCCCAACGATCACGGCACTCAACAGGATCGGAGATTGCGGGCGACGCCGGCCGGCTGGGTCTGCCCGCATTGCGATTACACCCAGACCTGGGCACATGACTTCATGCTGGAGACCTGGCTCGGGCCGCCGGACTGGACCTGCCCCAAATGCGGCTGGCGCGAGATGGCCAAGAACCTCATCGCCCCGGAGCTATGCCCGCGCTGCGCCGGCAGTCCTGAGCGCGTGGCGGCCCGCATCGAGGCCGCGAAGGACCGCGCAACATGACACTCACCCGCCGCGGATTGATCGTCGGCACGGCATCGCTCCTGGCGGCGCCGGCGCTGGTGCGCGCACAGGCATTGATGCCGGTGAGCGCCCGGCATGTGCCGGTGCTGGTCGATCTCAGTGGTGTCGCCCGCGAGACGTGGTGGGGTGACAGGGTCGTTGCAAGAAAATCCTGTTGGGTGATGCCTGATCTGCTGCGGCCCGATTCAACGCTGATGCTTGATGCCAAAGGCTTGCTCTACTGGGCGATGCTCGGTCTCCGTTTGGTGGAGCATGGCTATGAGCGCATCGAGCGGACCAATCCTGATTATGCCGACCTGTGCAGTCGCGTCGGCGCCCTGAGGCTTATTATAACACCCCGATGACACCCCGCACCCTGATCGTGCAGACCCACATCCTGCAAGCCCTGCATGCGCTGATGGGCGCCACGGCGCTCGCGCTGATGATCATGGCGCTCCAGGAGCACCGACCGCTGCTGGCGAGCATCGATATGGTTTGCGCCGGCCTCAACGCCATGTTGTTCGTGCGGCAGGCCAACATCCGCGCCGACATCCGCACTTGGCTGCAACATCATCAACCGCGAGCAAGGAAGGAAAGACGATGAGCATGATGCAGGTCTTGGACTCGAGCGGCCACACCAGCGTGGAATGGGACCCCGACAACGCCGAGGAGGTGGCGGTCGCGCGCGCGACCTTCGAGCAGATGCGGGAAAAGGGCTACCGCGCGTTTCGGATGCGTCCGAGCGGCCAGCAGGGCGAGCGGCTGGACAGCTTCGATCCGGCCGCCGAGCAGATGATCCTGGTCCCGCAACTGCGCGGCGGCTGAGATGGCCACGCTTTACTGGAACAGCACCCCGATCATCACCGCCAGCACTACCGCGCCGCTGTGGATATGGGGCAGCGCCACCAGCACGACCGTAGCCAGCGCGGCCACTTGGTACGCCGAGTGGCACGATGTCAGCCTGGCGGTGGAGGACCACCTGGTTTTGACGCCGTCTCACCTGGACTCGACATTGTCGTTGCTCGATCGGTGGACAGCCGAGCCAGAGCACCGGGAGCATGAGTTTCGTTCCCGACAGACCGTCCGACAGGATGTTCGGCGCGCGGTGGACGAGGCCCATCTCCGCCGCGCGCAAGCGGAGAACGCGCGCATCGAGGCCGAGCGCGCGCGCCTCAAGCAGGCGGAGGAGCGCAGCGAGGCGGCGCGCACGCGCGCGCTGGCGCTCCTGCGCTCCCATCTCACCCCCGCCCAGCGCCGGACCTTCGAGGCCAACAAGTGGTTTGTCGTCGAGGGCGGCCGGAGCAAGACCCGCTATCGCATCAACAGCCGCCACTTCGCCGGCAATATCGAGATCCTGGACGGCGAGCGAGTGACGCATCATCTATGCGGCCATTGCGACCACACCATTCCGCTCAGCGACCAGCTCCTGGCGCAGAAGCTGATGCTGGAATTCGACGAGGACGAGTTTCTCAAGCTGGCCAACCGCCGCGCGGCTTAAGAAGAGAGAGGCTATGCCGGGCAGCTATATCGAATGCGACGAAGCCATGATGGAGCATTTCGGGATTACTTTGTATCCCGGCTACAAGACGACGTTCACGCGGCAGCAGTCGCCGCTGGCTAAGTTCAAGAACGGCGCGCGCGTGCGCAAGCTGTGGGAGGACGCGCCAGGCGACATCCATGCGGTCGGCGAGCTTGGCACAGTGCTCGGCTCGATCGGCCATCCGGCGGTTGGTGTCGGCTATTTTGTCGAATGGGACGACCTGCCGCGCATGCCAACGCTTGCTGTCGAATCAGAGCTGGAGCAGGTCGAATGAGCGCGCAAGAAAAGCCCGTCCGGGAAATCCCGGTGGAATTGACTACGGTTGACCTGACCACCGGCAAGCAGAGCCACGAGCGCGGCTCCTGGAAGGTGCTGCCGCCGAAGCCGGACAAGTGCCAAATCTGCGCCGTCAAGCATGCGCCGCAGGAGCCGCACAACGCGCAGTCGCTCTACTACCAGATGACGTTTCACGGCATGATCGGGCGGATGCCGACCTGGGCCGATGCGCTCGCCCACTGCAGCGACGAGGTCAAAGAGCTGTGGGAACGCGAGCTGCGGCAGAGGGGTCACTGGTCGGAGCCGCCGGCCGGCGAGAAGCCGGTGGCGCATCACGGCGTCGGCGAGTGAGCGCGCTTGACAAATTGGATATAGTCAAGGATATACCGTGCGCCCGCGCTGAAGACGATGGCTACTTCGCATCAAACGTGAGAACGCCACCGTCGTTGCTTGCCGGGCACTCCATGACGGAGCTGGCACTGTAGAAAGCGGATACTTCGCCTTGTAAGCGAGAGGTCATTGGTTCGAATCCAATCGGGACCGCAAGGTCTCGTAGCTCAGTTGGTAGAGCGCTTACGTTTCCGCCTTCGTCTCTTGTCCAGCTCCGCCATGGGGACCCGCCAGGGCGGGATTGGCGCTGTAGAAGACGGGTACTTCGTTCGTACCAAAAGCATGAACGACCGGGCTTCGGCCCAGTCATCCGTTTTCGCCTTTTGCTCAATCCCGCCCTGGCGCGCTGCCAAAGGAGGGTTCCATGGCTCGCTTGAACGTCGCCGCGCGGCATCAGGCGGTCACCCACGAGGGTGGCCCGGCCTTTCCGCATCTCACGCCCGTGCAGCAACTGCGCCGGTCGGTGCTGTCCTGCCTGCTGTGGGAGGATCAGTTCTACGAGGACGGCAAGGCCATTGCCGAGCGCATCGTGGCGAGCGCGGAAGCGGTCGCGCCCGAGGCGCTGGCCGCGCTCGCGATCGAGGCCCGCAGCGTCTTCCATCTGCGCCATGCGCCGCTGCTGCTCTTGGAGGTGCTAACCCGCACCGGCAAAGGCCGGCTGGTGGCCGACACCATTGTGCAAACGATCCAGCGCGCCGACGACATCACCGAGTTCCTGGCCATCTACTGGCACGGCAGCGGACGCAAGAGCTGCCAGCCTGGCCACGGCAAGTCGCTGTCGAGCCAGGCCAAGCAAGGCTTGCAGCGCGCCTTCGGCAATTTCGACGAGTATCAGCTCGCCAAGTATGACCGCGACGCCAAGGTCAAGCTGCGCGACGCGCTCCGGCTCGCCCGGCCGAAGCCGGAGACCGAGACGCAGTCGGCGCTCTGGAAGCGGGTGAAGGAGCGCGCGCTCACGACGCCCGACACCTGGGAGGTCGCGCTCTCGGGCGGCGCCGACAAGAAGCAGGTGTTTGAGCGGCTCATCCGCGAGCGCAAGCTCGGCTATCTCGCGCTGCTGCGCAACCTGCGCAACATGGCGCAGGCCAACGTCGATGCCGATCTCGTCAACCAGGCGATTGTCGCCCGCAAGGGCGGCGCGCAACGGGTGCTGCCGTTCCGCTATGTGGCGGCGGCGCGCGCGGCGCCGCAGTATGAGCGCGCCATCGACCAGGCGCTGCTGGCGGCGGTCGGCGAGATGGACCCGCTGCCGGGCCGCACCCTGGTCCTGGTCGACGTGTCGGGCTCGATGGACGCGAAGCTCTCCGCCAAGTCCGACCTCAAGCGCATCGACGCGGCAGCGGCGCTGGCCGCAATCGTGCCGGGCGATGTGCGGCTGTTCACGTTCTCGCAAGCGCTGGTCGAGGTGCCGGCGCGCCGCGGCATGGCCGGCGTCGACGCCATCATCCGATCGCAACCGCACGGTGGCACCTATCTGGGCGACGCGCTGGAACGCCTGGCGCACGAATGCCCGAGCCATGATCGCATCATCGTGGTGTCGGATGAGCAGGCGCACGATCCGGTCGACAACCCGGTCTGGCCGCGCGCCTACATGATCAACGTTGCGTCCTACCGCAACGGCGTCGGCTACGGCCGCTGGACCCACATCGACGGGTTCTCGGAAGGCGTGCTGCGCTACATCGCGGCGGTCGAGCATGCATCCGCGCGCTGACAAGAAAGCTCGCGTTCGGCGTATTCGGCGCGAGAGCGCGGAGATCATCCGTTGCGGACGCGGCAGCTATACAGTTCGGCTCAAGATCGACCACCAGTCGTTCCAGCTCAATGAGCGTGGATTCTACGAAAGCCGTAAAGATGCGATATGGACCGCAACACAACTCGCCATCGCGCTAAATCGTTTCAAGTTTGGCGACTAAATCCCAGGAGAGCGGCGTCCCGCGCGCAATCGCACGGGCCGCCGTCTTGCCCAGCACCTTGTCGATCTCCTTCGGCGGCAGGCCGTGGCCGGGCCGGATCGAGCGCACATTGGCGGGCGTGAACGGCTCGCCGGCCGCGATGTCGGTGACCGCATAGAGCGAGCGCCGCAGCACCCGCTGCGGGGCCTCGCTCGCCGCCGCGCTGGGCTGCAGCGCCTGCCAGACGGTGCGCACCGCATCGGTCATCCGCTTGAACTCGACCGGCTCCAGGCTGAACATGGAGTCCGGGGTCTTGCGCCGATGGCTCATGGTGAGGTGCTTCTCGATCATCCAGGCACCGAGCGCAGTCGCGGCCACCGGCACCTCGATCCCGATGGTGTGATCGGAGATGCCTATGTTCATCCCGCGCATGATGCGCCACAGATTGGCTTCCGTTGCTGGGGTCGGATAGCCTGAGATGCAGTGCAGGAAAATTCGGTTGTCGAGCGCTCCGTGGGCCGCTGCTGCCGCCGCCATGAACTCCTCGTCGCTCGCCATTCCGAGCGACAGGATCAGCGGCTTGCCGGTCGCCGCCGCATAGCGGATCAGCGGCAGATCGACCAGCTCGAACGAGGCGATCTTGATCGCCGGCACGTCGAGCTTGACCAGCATGTCGATTGCCGACGGGTCGAACGCCGACGCAAACCAGGTGATGCCGACCTTGCGCGCATGCGCGGCGATGGCGGGAAACCAGTCAAACGGGGTCTGGCACTTGGCGTAGAGATCATGCAGGTTCCAGCCCTGCCAGGGGCCTTCGGTGAGCCGGAACCCCGGTCCGTCGCAGTCGAGCGTGATGGTATCGGCGGTGTAGGCCTGGAGCTTGACCGCGTCGGCGCCGGCCGCCTTGGCGGCCTCGATCAGGCGGAGCGCGCGGCCCAGCTCGCCGCCATGGTTGGCGCCGATCTCGGCAACGATATAGGGCGGCTCACTCGGTCCGATCTCGCGTCCGGCGATTTTCATTTCGTGCCCTCAAGCTCTCGTGCATCAGCTCGACGCATTCGTTGCAGACATGGGTGATCGGCCCCTCGATCAGGTGCTCGACCTCCTGCCTGGATTTGCCGCAAAAGCCGCAATAGTCCGTGGTCATGTTGCCCCCATCCGCTCCGCCACCTTCTGGAACGCATTGCCGATCTGCCTGATCTGCTCCGGGCTCGGATCGTAGCCGCAGTTCTCAAAATAGAACAGCCGGCGGTCATGCAGGTCGTCCGCCACCGGGCACGGCCGCGCGAAGGGCGCGAACGCCGGCAGCCTATAGAGCGGCGGGCCATAGCCCTCGACGAGCGGCACGCCCTCGGCCGCGAGCGCCGTGACGAAGCGGGCGCGCTCACCCTCGATCAGGAACGGGATCGTATAATAGACGTGCTTGCAACCGGCGCGCACCACCGGCGGACGCAGGCCCGGAATGGGGCCGATCGCGGCGATGATCGCTTCCGCCTGGGCGATGCGGCCCTCGACGATCGACTTGCCGCGCGCGAGCTGGGCGAGCGCAATCGCGGCGGTCACCTCGGTCATGCGCAGGTTGAGCCCGATCGCGCCGCCCGCCAGCTCGCCGTGGTTGATGAAGCCGCGCAGGCGCTGCGCCAAATCATCGTCGTCGGTGACGCAGACCCCGCCCTCGCCGCATTGGATATGCTTGTGGATGTTGAGCGAGAACACGCCGACATCCCCAAAAGTACCGGCATATTCACTGCTCTCCATCGCAAAGGGCGCTTGCGCATTATCCTCGATCAACTCGACGCCGCGATCGAGACAATGATAGCGCAGGTCCTCCAGATGCGCCGGATGACCGAACAGATTGGTGACGATGACCGCCTTCGCCCGCCAGTCAATGAGCGGAGGAACGCGGAGACAAAACGTCTGGTCCTCGACATCGGCAAAATGCAGATTAGCGCCAAGCCAGCGCGGGGCCGCAGCGGTCGCGCTCATGGTGAAGGGCGTGGTGATGACCAGGTCGTGCCGCTCGATCCCGACGGCATGGCATGCCGCCAGCAAGCCCGAGGTGGCGCTGTTGCACGCCACCGCGTGCTTGACCCCGAAGGTCTCGGCCCACTTGTCCTCCAGCGCCCGCACCCAGCGCCCGCCGCGCGGCTCGCCGCCCAGAAAACCCGAGAGCTGGCCGTCATGCACGACCGTGCTCGCCGCCGCCGCCTCCAGCCGACTGATGCCGCTGAAGCGCTTGAGCGGGCCGGTGATCTCCGGCTTGCCGCCGTCGATGGCGAGCATCATGCGACCATCCCCCTCAGCTCCTCGACCGTCAGCCAGTGATCGTTGCTGTCGCTGCTATAGCGGCTGGGCTGGACGTGCGCGGGGAGCTTGCTTCCCGGCGGGGCGATCACGTAATGGGCGCCCAGATCGATCGACACCCGCGCCTCGTCCGCGGTCAGCAGCGTCTCGTGCAGCTTCTCGCCCGGCCGAATGCCGACGATATCGCGCGGCAGGCCCGGCCCGATCGCCTCGCAGAGATCGACGATCCGCATCGAGGGAATCTTGGGAATGAAGATTTCGCCGCCTGCCATGCGGTTGAGCGAGGCCAGCACGAACTCCACCGCTTGGTCAAGGGTGATCCAAAACCTCGTCATCGCGAGGTCGGTGATCGGCAGCGGCTTGCCTTGCGCCGCCAGCGCCTTGAACAGCGGAATGACCGAGCCGCGCGAGCCGACCACGTTGCCATAGCGCACCACCGCATAGCGGGTGTTGCCGGCCGCCACCCCGTTGGCGGCGACAAACAGCTTCTCGGCCGCGAGCTTACTGGCGCCGTAGAGGTTGAGCGGGGCGCAAGCCTTGTCGGTCGAGAGCGCGATCACCTGCTGCACACCCGCGCGCAAGGCGGCGCGCGCCACGTTCTCGGCCCCGAACACATTGGTGTGGACGCACTCGTAAGGATCGCGCTCGCAAGTCGGGATGATCTTCATGGCGGCGGCATGGACCACGACATCGATGCCGCGCATCGCCAGCTCCAGCCGGTCGCGGTCGCGCACGTCGCCGATGAAGAAGCGCAGCGAAGGGTGATCGATCTCCCGCTCCAGGACAAATTGCTTTTGCTCGTCGCGCGACAGGATGACCAGCCGATGCGGCTCGTCCTTGAGCACGCGCTTGACAAAGGCGGTGCCGAATGAGCCGGTGCCGCCGGTGACGAGGATGTTGCCGCCCTTGATCACGCCCGCACTCCCTTCGCAATGCCGCTGCCGGCGAGCCGCCGCTCGATGTCGCCAGCTTTCAGCGCCTCGGCGACGACGCCGCAGGCATGGTCGTAGGATTTGGCCACGCGCGCGATCTCGCTCGGCCCCAGCGCGGCGCAGACATTGTGGCTGGCGATGATCAGCGTGCCGGAGGCGATCATCTCGCGCCGGAACAAGGCGGCGATCTGATCATTCTTGAATGTCAACCGCACCAGCGGTGGCAGGCCGGACAACGTGATGCTGGTCTCCAGGCCGTGCTTGGCGATGGCCGCCCCGGCGACAATCCCCAAGACCGAGCCGGTGTGCCACAGCTTTTCGATCGTATTCTCCCGCTCCATCTTCTCGATCGTGGCGATTGCGGCGGCGAGCGACAAAGTCTCGCCGAAGAAGGTGCCCGAGTAGAAGATGTTATCGGGCGGCGCCATGCGCTTCATGATGTTGCGCTGGCCGACCAGCGCCGAGAGCGGCATGCCGTTCGCCATCGCCTTGCCGAAGCAGGCGAGGTCGGGATAGATGCCCCAGCGCTTCTGGGCGCCGCCGAGATCAAAGCGGAAGCCGGTGATCACCTCGTCGAAGATCAGCACCGCGCCGGTGCGGTCACAGAAGCCGCGCAGCCAGCGCAGATAGTCCGGGTTGCTCTCCGGCTCGACAACGACCGCAGCGACCGGCTGCATCGCCAAGAACTGCTCACCAAACTCGACCCGTATGGTCTGCTCGCGCACGTCGCCGGGGATGCCGAGATCGCGCGTCCACGCCATCGACCAGTCGGCCCAGCCGTGATAGCCGCCGCAGACCAAAACCATGTCGCGCCGGGTATAGGCGCGCGCCAGCCGCACCGCCGCCGTGGTCACGTCGGTGCCGGTCTTGCCGAATTTCACCATCTCGGCGCACGGGATCAGCCGGCAGAGCGTGTCCGCGAGCTGGGCTTCAAGCTCGGTAGCGAGACTGAAACTGATACCGGCGGCGAGCTGGCGTCGGACGGCCTGATCAACGTCAGGATCGCAGTAGCCGAGTACGTTCGGGAGCAGTGCGGACACGATATCCACGTATTCGTTCCCGTCGACATCCCATACCAGCCCGCCTTGGCCATGGCTGAGGAAGAGAGGCGACGGTTGCGGAAACTGAAGGTGACTTTTGCTGAACGTCTGCGCCGCGAACGGGATGACTTTTTGCGCGCGCGCGAATTGCGCTTGCGAGCGGGGGTAGCAGCGCGGAACGATCGCTTCTTGCGCGAGGGCTTCATAGAACCTCTCATTCATTACATGGCCGGCGTTGAGGTCACGCAGGGCCGGGTTGCGGTCGAGGATGGCGAGGATGGCGAGCTGCGACGGCGGCCCCTTGTCCCACGGCCAGTAGTGGGCGATGGCCTGGCAGAACGCATAGTCCTGCTCGGTGTCGAGCACCCAGCGCTCGTGCGCCAGGTTGCCGACCGGATTGATGATGGTCTCGGCCGGAAAGCGCGAGCGGTTGCGCATGATCCAGTAGGTGACGGTGTCGCGGTCGATCGGCCGGAACGCTTCCAAATGCGCTGCGATGAGCGCATGGCGGGCAAAGCACTCGACATCGAGTCCATCGGGGTAGGTGCGCGGGTGGCAGTTGGACACATAGTCCGCGCCAGTGCGCTTCTGCACGGCGACCACGGCGCCGATCACATGCGGATCGACGAACGGCTCATCGCCGGTGATCCGCAGCATGATGTCGGCCTTCGTCAGCTCGCCGGCGAGTAGGAAGCGCGCCAGCACATCGGTCTCGCTGCCGCGGATGCAGGTCACGTTATGGTCGTCGCACCAGTTGGCAATGACATCGTCGGCTTTCCGCGTCGAGGTGGCGACCGCGACATCGTCGAGGCCGGGCGCCGCGCGCACCGCGCGCACGCACCACTCCAGCACTGGATGGCCGCCGAGCGGCATCATCACCTTGCCGGGCAGCCGGGTGGAGCCCATCCGGGCCTGGATGACGGCGACGGTGCTCATGCCAGCCCCGCCAGCTTGCGCGCCTGCAGGCAGAGATCGAGCACCTCCAGCCCGTCGGCGCCGGTGGCGCCGAACGCCGGCTTGCCCTCGGCGCGGCGCAGAAATGCCTTCAGCTCGGTAACATAGTTGTCGTCCCAGCTATCGCCGGGGGACATCGTCACAGTGTCCTCATAGCTGACAGTGTCCTCATAGCTGACCAGGCTTGCGATCCGCGACGGCGCCAGCCGGAGCTGGATGACGCCCTTGGTGCCGCCGATGGTGGCTTTGCGGATTTCCGGGCGGGTGACAGTGTCGAGATGCACAGTCGAGCGCGCGCCGCCGTCGTGCTCCAGCACCAGGTCGGCGATGTCGTCGTGGCCGTTGGTCACGCGCGCCGTTGCGCAGACAACCTTGGCAGGGCCGAGCAGATAGCGCGCGAGGTCGATCTCGTGCGACCAGTTGAGAATCACGCCGTCGTGCCGGTACTTGTCGTTGAACTGGGCGCAGGTGAAGGAGGCCCACAGCGGCTCACCAATCTGGCCCGTGCCGAGCCAGTCCCTAGCCTTGATCACGCAGCCATGGAAGCGCAGCATGTAGCCGACCATGACCGGCAGGCCGTCGTGCGCGGCATCGGCGAGAAGATCGCGCAGCTCGGGCGTGATCGCGGTGGCGAGCGGCTTCTCGACCAGGATCGGCACGCCATAGGCAACGGCATCGCGCAGGTCGTTGATGTGCTGGTCGCTGGGCGAGGCCGAAATTACGGCAGCAATGCCCTTGCGCGCAAACACCTCCTCGCGGGCGACGGCATGACCTTGCAAGGCTTCCATCCGCCACGGCTCCGGGTCATATCCAACGACCTCGTGCCCGAGGCCTTTCAGATTTGCCGCATGGCGCGAGCCGATCGAGCCCAAGCCGATGACGCCGACCTTCATGGCTATGCCCCCATCGCAAACGTCATGTGTTTCGACAGCACCGTCACCAGCCCGTCCGGGAACGGCCGGCGCAGCACGCGGAAATACCAGGGATGCGCCAGCCAGAGCTTGGCGTGATCCATGTGATAGGCGAGCACGCCGTCGCGGTGCTCGTAGGGCCGCGCGAACGGCGGCTCGATGTCGGCGAAGTCGTGGATGATCAAGTGGCCGCCGTCGCGCAGCACCCGGTCGGCCTCGGCCGCAATCGTGAACAGGTCGGCGGGATCGCACAGATAGAGGCAGAAGCCGAAGATCACCAGGTCGACGTTGTTGTCGAGGAACGGCAGATCGTCGGCCGTCCCCACGAGCACGTCCGGCAGGCCGGCCTCCTCGATCGCCTTCCGGCTCGGATCGACGCCGCAGACGTGGCAGCCGTATTGCTGCTGCAGCCGCTTGAGCCGCCAGCCGTTGGCGCAGCCGACCTCCAGCACGTCCTGCGGCTTGAGCCCGAGGTCGGCGATAACCCGGCCAACCGGATCGTGGGCGCCGAGCTGGCTGCGGTTGCGCTCAAACCAGGCGTTGGCCTCGCCAGCCAGCATGATGTCGGTCTGGCTCATGGTCGATACTCATAAGTGTGTTGCAGCGGGAGGAAGCCGAGCCGGCGGAACATCCAGAGCGACGCCGGGTTGGTCGGACTGATGTTGGCGAGATAGCGCTCGCGCGGGTGCTTGACCATCAATTGCCGGATTGCCTCCGGCGCCAGCTTGCTGCCGCGGTAGGGCGGGAACAAGAAGACGCCGATCTCGTTGGCGCGGCTGAGATAGATGGCGCCCGCCCAGTCGTCGCCGACCTGGATCAAATGCCAGGCGTTATAGGGCACTGAGCGTACAAACCGCTGATGCTGCCGGAAGGTCGGCATCTGCCGGTGGCTGATATTGGCTTCCGGCGGCCGGCATTTGAGCAGCTCGTACAGGATGCTCGCCGCCTCCTTGACGCGATAGACCGAGACCAGCCTCATCGGAACCGTCCGTAGTAGACCGCGCCGACCGGCTGGCCGGCATAAAGAAAGTGGTTCTTGCGCTCGCCCTCGAACTGGAAGCCGGTGCGGTCGAGCAGCCGCCGCATCGGCACATTGACCGCCATGCAGCCGGCTTCGAGCTTGCGCAAGCCGCCGCCGTCCTTGTCGAGGAGCCAGCGCGCCGCCTCGCGCCAGGCCTCGGTGCCGTAGCCCTGGCCCCATTGTTCGGTCTCGCCGATCAGGATCGAGAGGTCGGCGATGTTGTTGGGCGCGTCGACTGCGGCTGCGATGGTGCCGATGGGACGATCGCTGGCGACGGTCCAGAGGCCCCAGATGTGGCCGCCGGCGAGCGATTGGATGTAGCGCAGGCAGGTCGCCAGCGTATGGATGTGATGGCGCTGCTCGGAAAACCGCGTCACCTCCGGGTCGCGCAACCAGACAATCTGGCGCTGGCTCGGCTTGGTGAGCGGGCGCAGGATCAGGCGCGCGGTCGACAGTGTCGGGGTCATGACTCGATTTCATTCATCGCCCACCACCAGATCAGGTCGGCGAGATCGGCGTTGTTCTGCCAATTGAACGCAGCGCCGTCGTCGCGCCGGCCCTGCACCTGCTGGATTAGCTCATCGGCAACCTCGCGCATCTCGCCGTAGCTGGTGGTCAGGATCGCCTTGGCGATTGCGTGCTTGTGGGTCTGTCGCATGGCTCAACCTCACTCAAAAGGTCGCGATGTTGACCACCACCATCTTGAGATCGCGGATGCGGGCCGGCTCCAGAAATTCGGTGCGCTCCTTGACCTTCTTGTTGACGATCGTGGCGCGGGTGATGTTGTGGGTGTCGAGGAGGGTCTTGATGTCGATCTCGAAGAACAGCTCCTGGTCGTTGAGGTCGGTGAGCTTCTGCTCGCCGCGATAAAGCAGGCTCTTGTGAAGCGGGATATTCTCGTCCGGGTCGGCGATCAGCACTTGCACGAAGCGACGGGTCATGACGGGCTCCTTGGGCTTGCGTGGGGGGCGGGCTTGCGCTTGATCGAGGAGTTGGCCGGCGGGCGACCGCCCCAGCAGACGGGCGAAGGCGTTATCGTCGGCGGTGCTGTCGGTGGGGTCCACGACCCACGCTCCCGGAGCGCCAGTGCCACAGCCCCGCAACCCGCCGTCGCCGAGAGCGTAAAGCGAGTGAGTGTGGCTGGCCGAAGCGATGGTCGGTAGGTCGGCGGTCATGATTTCCTCATGCGATCGAGCAGGTGCTGGGTGAGCTTGAGGCAGGCGTCGAGCGCGTCGCGCACACCCGCCGCATTGGCGTCGTAGTCGCCGAGCCGGCGGCGGGCCTCGACCTGGGCCTGCAGCGCGTTGCGCAGCGCCAGTAATTCCTCGCGGGTCATTTGCCTTGGCTCCTTCCGCGCCACCACCTGCCAAACCAATAGCCCGCGATCCCGCACAGCAGCCAGAACGGTGGTCCGAGCAGAATCACCAGCGCCAATTCGGCCGAACTCATGCCGAACTCCTGGCGGTGAGCGCCTCGCCGAGCAAAACCCCGATCATGGCGGCGGTCGAGCGCGCCTCCTCGGTCGCCAGCGTCCGAACCGCCTCCTGCACGTCGCGCCGGAGCGTGATCCGGGTGGTCCATTGCACGAGATTGCCGCTGATCGGGGTGCGCATGGTCGCATCGTTAGCGCAGCGGCAGCACTTTGCAACAAAAAATGAGCGGAAATTCACATCTTGCGCTAGATTGGCGGCCCGGAGGGCGATTTTTGGGTCAAAAATGTCGTCGCTGACGCAAAAAAACACCCTGATTCGGCTCGCGCAGGCCGCCCGGCGGCTGAAGGAGATCGAGGAAACCCAAAAACTCGAAGATTCGCTGTATGAATTCGTCAAAGCGGCGTGGCCGTTCTTCGATCCGGCCGATTTTGTCGAAAATTGGCACCTGCAAGACATCTGCGAGCACCTGGAGGCGGTCGCGCGCGGGCAGATTCCGCGGTTGCTGATCAATGTGCCGCCGCGCACCGGCAAAACCTCGATCGTGTCGATCTGTTTTGTCGCCTGGGTGTGGGCGCAGCGCCAAAAAGGCCCGCTCATGGGGCCGCAGGTGTCGTTTTTCTATGCCTCGTATGCCGAGCAGCTCTCGCTGGAGCATTCGCTCAAGACAAGGCGGCTGATCGAGTCGGCTTGGTACAAGAAACACTGGGGCAATCGCTTCAAGCTGGTCTCCGACCGCAACCGCACCGGCCATTTCGAGAACGACAAGGGCGGCTACCGGATGGCGTCCTCGGTCGACGCCCGCGCCACCGGCTGGGGCGCCGACATTCTGATTGCCGACGATCCGCATCTGGTGAAGGAGGCCGAATCCGACCTGGTGCGCGAGGGCGTGGTGCGCTGGTGGACCGAGACTATGCCGTCGCGGCTCAACGACCGCCGCACCGGCGCCATGGTGGTGGTGATGCAGCGGGTGCATGAGGGCGATCTCTCCGGCGATATCCTGGCGCGCGACAGGGGCTATGTGCATTTCTGCGTGCCGATGTCGTATGTGCCCTGCCAGCACGTCAACCGCCGGATCGACGGCCGGATCGAGACCGTGCTCGGCGATGAAGTCGCCGCCATCCCGCCCGAGGACGTGTTCTGGGTCGACCGCCGCAGCGAGGAGCACGAGCTGCTCTGGCCGGCGCGCTATCCGGCTTCCGAGGTGCTCAAGCTGGAGAAGGAGCTGGGGCCTTACGCCTATGCGGGCCAGTATCAGCAGACTCCGGCGCCGCGCGGCGGCGGCATCATCCGCACCGACTGGTGGCAGACCTGGACCGACGCCAAGGCGGCCGAGCACGGCGCCGCGCCCGGCACCTATCCGGCCTGCGAGTACATCTTAGGATCGCTCGACACTGCCTACACCGAGAAGGAGGAGAACGACCCCTCGGCGCTGTCGGTCTGGGGCGTCTGGCGCGACCGCGTCGGCAATCCCAACATCATGCTGATGTTCTGCTGGCAGGAGCGGCTGCCAATCCACGATCTGGTCTCGCGCGTCGGCGCCGACTGCAAGCGCTACAAGATCGATCGTCTGATCATCGAGGACAAGGCCGCCGGCCATTCGGTCTCACAGGAGTTGTACCGGCTGTTCGGCTCCTTCGACTTCGGCATCGAGCTGGTCAACCCGCGCACCGGCTTCATCAAGTCGCCCGACAAGGTGGCGCGCTTGCAAACCGTGGTGCATCTGTTCGCCGAGGGTCTGGTCTGGGCGCCCGACAAGGCCTGGGCCGACGACATGATCAAGCAGTGCGCGCTGGTGCCGCGCGCGGTGCATGACGACTTGGCCGACTCGATGTCGCAGGCGCTGATCTATCTGCGCCGCGCCGGCTGGGCAGTGCGGCGCTCGGAGCGGGCGCTGGAATTGGAGGACGAGCTCAAATATCGGCCGCGAGCGGCGGCGCTCTATGAGGTGTGACTATTTTGATTGTGGATGTTTTTCCAACCACGCATCGAGCGCCCGACCTGCTTCATTCGAGTCACAAGCTGGCGCCGCCTGTGGATCAAGCATGCGATTAAGCGCGGCTATTGGCACCAGCACGCGGCCACCAATCTTGATCGTTGGAATATCGCCGCGCTTGGCCGCGGCGTAGCTGGCATTCCGCGTTAGGTTGAAATAGAGCCGATCAGTCTCTGGAACAGACACCGTTTTTTTCGCGTGATCTTCGCGGGCGGCATCGCGCGCCAGAGCTTGGACCAGACGAATAATGGCTGGGTCTGGTGGTCGATGCATGAGTTCCTCCAAGACATCCAAGATCGCGCGCAAATGTTGGAAAAGAAGCGCTATCTGCGAATCGGGTGGCTTGTTCATTGGTCACGTTTCCCGCAGGCTTTTCGATCAACTCGGGCAAGTCGGGATATCGGAAGATGCGCGAGCCATGCCCGTAGATCAGCAGGCAGAATCAAGGTGCGGCGCCCGCGTTTGACGGCTCGCAGATCGCCGGTCGCGATGGCCTGATAGAGTGCCGCCCTGGAAGTGCGCGACTTAGAGCACGCTTCGCTGATATTATACGCCAGACTAGTATCTGTTTGGATATTCTCGGCCGGCAGCGGCCTGTCCTCTATCGGATGAAGATTCGGATGAGGACTCGAATGAGGATTCGAATGAGGATGAAGCATAACCTGCTCAATAAGATCAATTGCCGCGCGCAGATGACGGCACAGAGCTTTGATGCGCGAATCAATATGCTTTCCCAATGGACATTCCTCCAGACTTCATGGGTTAACCCTGAAAAGATGCCAGACCAGCGCGCCGCCAAGCTGCATGAACGTGCCGATGTAGCGGCAGTCGTCGGCGATCTCCCGCCCGGTCCCGTAGACTCTAAAAACCGCATTTTCCTTTTCGGCCTCCGGGTTGACCATTGCCCAGAAGGCCCACTGCCCGTGCTGCTCTGCGACGTGTAGGATGGAGGCGTTCTTGGGCAGGCTCACCTTGAAATAGTCCTGTTGCGGCGGTGTCGTGAATTTCCAAATCACCCGCATGGGGACATCCCTCCCTCTTTTTCCTCAACCCTGATCCATGTCCAGCCCTTCCGGCGGCAATAGGCGGCGACCCGCTCGCCGTCCCAGCCCATCATGTAGCGAAGGATCGGCGCCGTCTCTGTCACCCGGCCGTCCTCGGCCACCAGCCCGGCATAGAAATGCGGGGCGTCGATCGCGATTACGACCCTGCTCACGGCGCCGGCGCCTCCGCGCGCGCCAGCGCCTGCGCAACGTCGAGTAGTAGATGGCGGTGATCCTGGTCCGGGATGGCGTTGAACGCCTGCGCCAGCTCCACGCCGGTGCGGGTCAGGCCAAGCTCCAGGCAGGCATCCGGCGGCTGGCCCTGACGGTCGGTATGGACAACGCCCAGCAGCTCGTTCGGGGTAATGCCGAAAAACCGGCAGGCCAGCACGATGCGCGAGCCCGACAGCCGGTTCGCCCCTTTCTCGTATTTCTGCACCTGCTGGAAGGTCAGCCCGAAATGCTCGGCCAGATCGGTCTGGGTCAGCCTGCGCGCCACGCGCAGCCGACGCAGGCTGGCGCCGATCTGGCGATCGAGATCGTTGCTGCGCTTGGCGGAGTGTTTAGGGTTCATGGCAATGCCCTTATAGGTTGTTTGCTCGCTTAGCGTTAGCAGAGCGCTACCGCCGCCGTCAAGCCGCTCTGGCGGGCTGGGGACAGCCGTGCTATTTGATGATCTGAACTATCACTCATTTCTTGCACAGCGATGGCCGCGCCCACCACGCTTCGCCTCGTCGACCCGCCCGAGCCCAATCCATTCGAGGGGCCGTCGACGGTGGATATTCCGGGCGACGACCCCAACGTCTCGCTCACCGACGGCGTCCTCAAGGTGATCAACCCGGATGCCTCGGTCACCATCGATTTCAATCCCGATCTTTCCGCCGCCGCGCCCGACGAGGCCGACTTCTATCGCAACCTCGCGGGCGAGCTGGACTCCGGGACGCTGTCCAAGATCGCCAGCGATCTGTTGACCGCGATCCAGTATGACGAGGACTCGCGCAAGGACTGGCTCGACACCCGCGCGCGCGGAATCAAGCTCCTCGGCCTCAAGCTGGAGGAGCCGCGCAGCGACGCCGGCACCTCGTCGGCCCCGCTCGAAGGCATGGCCAGCATCCGCCATCCGCTGCTGCTCGAAGCCACCATTCGGTTTCAGGCCAATGCCCGCGGCGAATTGCTGCCGGCCACCGGCCCGGTCAAGGTCCGCAACGACGCGGTGCCGAAGCCGGAGAATCAGCAGGCGCCGTTCACTCAGGTGCCTGCCGCTCCCGGCGTCGGCCACAACGGCGGTCCACCGCTCGACGGTGCGGTGGAAGGCGATGCCCTCGACGCGCTCGGCGACGCGCTCGAAAAGGACATGAACCACTATCTGACCGTGACCGCGACCGAGTACGTGCCGGACACCGACCGAATGCTGTTCCACATCGGTTTCGGCGGCGACGGCTTCAAGAAGGTCTACAATTGTCCGCTGCGGCGCCGGCCGGTGAGCGAGAGCGTCGATGCCGCCGACATCATCGTCTCGAACGCGGCGACCGACATCCGCAATTGCGGGCGGGTCACCCACAAGATCAAGATGCGGCCGGCGACGCTGCGGCGGATGCAGATCGTCGGCGCCTATCGTGATGTGGCGCTCACGCCGCCGAACGCGGCCGAGCCGGTCAACGTGGTCGAGCAGGCCAAGGCCAATATTGCCGGGGTGCGAGCGCAGCCGCTGCGGCCGGAGGACGCCGACTACACCGTCTATGAATGCTATTGCGAGCTGGACATCGCCAAGTTCGCGCCCAAGCAGTTCAAGAACAAGGCGCTGCCGCTGCCCTATGTGGTGACGATCGAGAAGGATTCGCGGCAGGTGCTGGCGGTGCGGCGCAACTGGGCCGAGGACGACGAGCAGTGCCTGACCAAGCAGTTCTTCGTCCAGTTCCCGTTCATTCGCGGCCTCGGCTTCTACGGCCTCGGGCTGATCCACATCCTCGGCAACACCACCGTCACGCTCACCGCGATCTGGCGCGAGTTCGTCGATGCCGGCATGTTCGGCAACTTCCCCGGCTTCCTCTACGCCAAGGGCGCCGGCCGGCAACTGTCGAATCAGATCAGAATTCCGCCCGGCGGCGGCTTCGCGATCGACGTGCCGCCCGGCATGCGCATTCAAGACGCGATCATGCCGGTGCCCTACAAGGAGCCGGGGCCGGCCTTCACCGCCTTTGTGCAGCACGTCGAGGAGGTGGGCCAGCGGCTGGGGCAGACCGCCGAGATCAACATCGGCGAGGGCAAGCAGGACGCCCCGGTCGGCACCACCATGGCGCTGATCGAGCAGGCCACCAAGATCATGGACTCGGTGCATAAGCGCTTGCATGCCTCGCAGGCGGAGGAGTTCGGGCTCTTGAAGGAGCGCTTCCGCGAGGACCCGGAGGCGTTCTGGCGCCATAACAAGAAGCCGGCGAAGCCGTGGACGACCGAGCAGTTCCGCCAGGCGTTGGAGCAGCGCGAGCTGGTGCCGGTCGCCGATCCGAACAACCCGACCTCGCTGCATCGCATTGCCAAGGCGGTGGCGCTGCTCACGTTGGCGCAGGGTGCGCCGCAGTTCTACAACTTGGCCAATGTGCATAAGCGTATTCTGCGGGTGGTCGGCATCGACGCCGAAGGCCTGTTCAACGCCCAGCCCGCGCCGCCGCCACCCGATCCGCGCATGGAGGCGATCAAGGCGAAGGCGCAGGCGCAGTCCACCATTGCGGAAATTCAAAAGTTCCAGGCCGTGCTCAAAGGGAAGCAGATGCAGCTCGACGCCTCCAACAAGGCCGAGGACCGCGCCTCGCGCGAGAAGATCGAGCAGATGCAGCTCGCGCTGGAGCAGGTGCGGCTGCAGCAAGCCGCGATTGTGCATGCGCACGAATTGCAGCGCGACGACCACAAGGCCGAGAGCGAGATCGAGGCCGAGCGGATGCGCGCCGCCAACGAGATCACGTTGGAGCATGTGCGGCAGAACCAGGAGATGGAGCTGGAGCGGCAGAAGCACGGCCATGAGATGCAGGTCGCGCGCGTCAAGCAGGGCCAGCAGGCCGCGGTCGAGTCCGCCAAGCACGCGCACGAGATGCGGGTCGAAGCGAGCCGCAGCGCGCATCAGCTCGCCGCCGACCGCGCCAAGCACGAGCAGGCGATGCGGCAGGCCGAGGAGAAGCACAAGGCCGACCTGGCGCACAAGCAGGCGCTGGCGCGAGTCGCCGCGCGCGCGAAACCGAAAGGAAGCAAGTAATGCCCAATCCTCATCACCCCGACGCCAAGCGCACCCGCGCCGCCAAGCTCGACAAGCTCGCCGGCCAACGCGGCGAGTATCCGCCTGACCGCGCCGCCCGCATTGCCAAGCAGGGCGCCGGTCAGCCGGCGCAGGGCGACGCCGCTCGTGAGCCCGAGGAGCGCTGGCTCGGTGCCCCGCCCCGGCAGGTGTCCAACCGCGGCAAGATCAAAGGAGGCTGACCATGGCCCATCCGTTCGCCAAGCACGCTGAGCGCAAGACCTCGCGTTCCCGGGTCGCCCATCTGATGAAGTCGGGCGGCGCCGCCAAGCACGAGGATGTGGCCGCCGACAAGAAGCTGTTTCACCAGATGATGGCCGAGCACGAGCGCTCCGAGATGAAGATGGAGGGCGCCAAGGCGCGCGGGCGCTATGCCCGCGGCGGCAAGGTCAATATCGCGGTTGTGGTCCCCCAGCGGTCGTCGCCCCCGACGCCGGCCGCGGGACCAGCCGGGGCGGCCGGCCCCCCTCCGATGGCCGCCCCGGCACCCCCGATGCCGATGCCAATGGTCGGGCCGGCGCCGCCGCCGCCGCCGCAGATGAAGCGCGGCGGCAAGGTGGCGGGCGGCGACGCCAGCGCCGGCAACCTCAAGGCCTGGTCGGCGCGCGCCAAGAAAAACTCTTACGCCCGCGGCGGCGGATTGCCGACCGCCGGCGCCGAGACCGGCGTCGGCCGGCTGCAGAAGGCCAAGAAGTGATCGAGCGATGATCGAGAGCCGTTACAGCAGCCTGCTCAAGCGCAAGCTCGACGCTCACCGCCGCGAGCTGCTGGCGGCGGTCATGGCGCTGCCGGACTGGGGCGCCACCAAGCAACTGATCGGCCGGCTGCAGGGGCTCGACGACGCTGCCAAGCTCGCCGACGACACCGATTACGAGATCAGCGGAGGCGGATGATGTCCGTTGCCAGTGCCAAGAAGATCGAGGAGATCAGCCGCGCGGCCAATCCGAAGCTGGCGATCTTCGCCGCCGTCGGCGACCTCAACGCAGTCGAGGTGCTGTCCGACCTGGTGCTGATCGGCACCTACATCCGGCCGGAGAAGAACGAGCGTGGCATTCTGTTGCCGATCGAGCACCTGCGCGAGGACGAGTTCCAGGGCAAGGCCGGGCTGGTGCTCAAGACCGGCCCGCTCGCCTGTGCGGAGTGGGAGGACGAACAGGCGCGCGGCATGAATGCGCAAGTCGGGACCTGGGTGGTCTGCGCGGTCAAGGACGGCTGGCCGGTGCAGATCAACGGCACCCCTTGCCGACTCGTGCCCTACGACAAGATCAGATTGCGGGTCGCCGACCCGAACATCATCTACTGAGGGACACCATGCCGAAACTGCGACCCGCCCGCACCCCCGAGGAAGCCGCCGCCGTGCCGGCCGACAAGCCGGTGACGATTGAGCTGGCGGCCGAGCCCAAGGATATGAAGCCGCCGGACGCCGAGCTGACGGCGGAGCCGGACCAGACGCCACCGTCCCATAGCCCGTCGCAGACGGGCGTGAACGCCCTTAAGCCGGCGCCCGCCGCCGAGCCGGAGCCGCAGCCGGACGACAACGCGCTCGCCAAGCAGCTCGCCGATCTCAAGGCGGCCGAGGCACTGGCACAACAGGAGCTGGCTGCCGCGCGCGCGCGCGAGCAGGCCGCGCTGCGGCAGGCGCAGGAGCGCGAGCAGGAGCTGTGGCGCGAGCGCGGCCGAAGCGAGCAGGCCGAGTATGACCAGGTGGTGACCGCGATCAGCGGCCTGCAGGCGGAGCTGGACCGCGCCCAGGGCGACCTCGAAGCCGCGCTCGCCGGCCAGGACCATCGGCTCGCCGCCGACGCCAATCGCCGGATGGCGGTTGCCAGCAGCCGACTGACCCAGCTTGAGGACGGCAAGGCGGCCTGGGAGGCGCGGCAGGAGGAGCTGCGGCGGCAGCCACCGCCGCCGGCCGATCCGGTCGCCGCCAGCATCGACGGCATGGCGCATCTCTCGGTGCGCCAGCGCGAGTGGCTGAAAGGCCATCGCGACGCCTTCACCGATCCGGCCAAGAATGCCTATTTGGGCGCCGTCCATTGGGACGCGATCCGGGCCGGGCACGCGGTCGACTCCGACGGCTATTTCGCCGCGGTCGAGGAGCGGCTCGGCTATCGCTCGCCCCCGGCGCCGCCGGACGATTCGCGTCAGGAACAACAACGCAGGAGCATCCCCGTGTCAGCCCCGGTCAGCAGAGAGGCCCCTTCGCTCGGCGGCGGCCCGGCGACGCCCTCGCGCGTCACCTTGAGCGCCGAGCAGCGCGAGGCCGCCCGCATCGCCGGTGTCGATGAGGTCACCTATGCGCGGAATTTGATTCGGCTCAACGAGCTGAAAAAGCAGGGCCATTATCAGGAGCGCGGATGACTGATCGCAAGCCGTGCGCGATCTGCGGCAAGGAGGTGCGGGCCTGGGTGTGCTGGCCGGTCAGCCATTACGGCCCGCCGAGCGAGCAGGACCGGTATTGGTGCCTGCGCTGCGTCGCCGACGGCCAGTCGCCGCTGGCGGACCATTGGGTCGACGATGCCCGCAGCCAACTTGGGAGCTGAGCGATGACTGACGAAATCCAGAAGAAGCGCGGCGGCTGGCCGAAGGGCAAGCCGCGCAAGCCGGTTGAAAAAATCGCCGAGGGCTTGCAAGAGGCGATCGTGACCGCGCGCGGCGAAAGCGCGAAGGTACCGATGCTCGGCAAGATGAAGGCGCGGCCGAACTGGGACGACGACACCATCGCCAATGTGGGCGAGGACGGCGTCGATCGGCTCAAGATTCCCGACGAGATCATCGAGCGGCTGGCGCGCGACGGCATCGCGCTGCAATGGATCACCCGCTCGGTGCGCGGCCAGCACACCCCGCAGGAAATTTCCAAATACACCAAGGGCGGCTGGACCCCGGTGCATCAAAGCGACTTCGACGGCCTGCTCGACGGCCTGTTCATGCCCAAGGGCGTCGACGACGTGATCGGCGTCGAGGACGCCATGCTGGTGGCGCGCCCGCTGGCGATCCAGCAGAAGGCGCGCGAGGCCGAGCGCCGGGCCGCGCGCACACCGCTGGCGATCAAGGAGGCGGAACTCGGCCAGGGCATCAATGTGCCGGGCGGCAACCATCCGAGCGCGACCCGGCAGAACCGGATCAGCAAGACGCTGGAGCGGATCGACGTGCCGGAATGAGGATGGGCGACGATGTCGCGGCGCTCATCCTCGCCTTCGGCTGGGTAAAATCGAAAAGCGAGGCGCGGCGTCTCATCAAGCAAGGCGCGGTCTTGATCGGCCGCGCCAGACTGCGCGATCCATTCGCGCGCCTCTGCGTCACCCAGGAGAGGATCGGCCTGCTGATCGAGCAGATCGACGGCATGGTCAACGTGACGACCTGTTTTTGCGCCTGCCCGGGACCTTGTCGGCAGCGGGCGTTGGGCCTTGATGGGTGCGGTCAAGCCGGCTGACAGTGGGCGCCTCGCCTTCCCGGCGCTGATACGACCAGCGCCGGCCGCAATCCGGGCAATTGCCATGGCCGTCATAGCGCAGTGGCCCCTCGCCTGCGGCGGTCTCGGTGATCTCGCTGGTCAGGCCGCAGCGTTTGCGGCGGCAGACGGTCTGCTGCAGCTTGTGCCATTCGCTCACGACGACGACTCGATGACGGTGCGCATGGTCTCCTTCCGCTCGGCCTTGCGGTGACGCTTCCAGAATATCCGCTTCCAGTCGCGCAGGTGCTTCCACCATTGCGGCGATCGGACCAGATGACCCTTGCGGACGTGCGCCATCGGCATTCATCTTGTTGGACGGGTCCAATAAGATTATGCTGACGGCGCGGCTGGCACAAGGAGGGCAATATGGATTCGCGCGCGCAAGAGATCGGAGAGATTTGCCGGCAGATGGCGCCGCTGTTCGCCGGCCGCGAGCTGGCGCTCATCGGCGCGGCGCTGGGCAATATGGTCGCCGCTTGGCTCTCCGCCTATCAAGGCCCGGCCGATGGGATCGACGCGCTGCGTGAAAAGCTGCTGCAAGCTCATATCAAGCTGGTTCGAAACCTGATGTCGCACAATGAGCAGATGCTGCGCGAAGGCCTGCTGCAGAAGCGGCAATGAGGGAGGCCGGTTGCGGGCCGGCGATTCGAACGCCGCCAGGACGGCTTATGAGACCGTGTGGCCCCCAGGGCTGCCCGCCGGCGGACCATAGTCGGGCGCGTCCGGGATGTCGAGATAGCCCTTGTAGGGACCGCCCTGCACGCATTTGCCAGCGCCCTTGCCGCGCACGATCAGCCGGCATTGGCGGCAGCACGGGCAGGTGATCGGCACCGTCCACACCTCCAGCAGCTCGTCCCAGACCGGCTTCGGCTGGTCCCGAAATAGCATGGCGTTGCTCCCAGTTGCATCGCGCCCCGAAATACTGTAATTACTACTCAGTTCTTGGGCGGCGCCCGCCCCTTTTCATTGTTTCCATCACGCGCCGTGGTGGCCCGGACCCTGACCTCGGTCAGGCATCAGGAGCCCGCCCATGGCGAACACGCTTGGCAATCCCACGCTCGGCTTCCAGATTTTCGGCCGCATGGAGGGCGACAGCCCGACCGCCGGCTTGACCCAGGTCTGGATCGCCTCGACCGACGCCGGCTTGATTTTCCGCGGCGATCCGGTGATCCCGTCTCACGGCGCGATCCAGGGCACCAATCTCTCCGGGCGCTACATCACCTCCATTCCCAACTCGACCATCGGCGGATCGAGCCAGGGCCTCGGCATGATCGCCGGCGTGTTCATGGGCTGCCAGCAATATCAGCCCGCCGCCGGCCGCATGATCTGGTCGAACTCTTACAACGGCGTGGTCGCCGGCTCGACCGGCGACGTGCGCGCCTACATCTGCGACGATCCCAACGTCCAGTTCCTGGTCCAGGGCTCGACCTCGGCCGCGATCACCTCGTCCTATATCGGGCTCAACGCCGGCTTCACCCCCAATTCCACGACCGGCAACACCCTCGTCGGCTTCTCCAACGTGGCGCTGGCGTCGAGCACGGTCAACTCGACCGGCGTCAACCTGCCGTTCCGCATCGTCGACTTCTACTCCAACTACGCGCTGCCGGCGATCCCCGCGATCGGCGCCAACGCCTTCATCAACGGCACCGACAACACCTCGCCGGCCAACATGGTGATCGTTCGCATGAACAACTGCGAGCGCAACAGCCTCACGGCGCGCAGCTCGTAAGGGAGACGCATCATGCCCGTCGCACTCACTCAAATCCGCGACCTGCTGCTCCCTGGCCTCTGGGGCATCGACGGCAAGTATCCGATGATCGAGCGGCAATGGCCCAAGGTCTTCAAGTCGGTCGATTCCAACATGGCGCTGGAGCGGCGCGCCGCGGTGCGCTTCCTCGGCTACGCCCAGCTCAAGAACGAGGGCGCGCCGACCGCCGCCGACAACGCCATGGGCCAGCGCTACGTCTACAACGCCGAGCACTTCGAGATCGGGTTGATGTACGCGATCACCCGGAAGGCGATCGACGACAACCTCTACAAGAGCGAGTTCGGGCCGAACAACGACGGCTTGATGGAGGCGTTCAAGGAGACCGAGGAGGTCTACTGCGCCGCCGTGCTCAACCAGGGCAACGTCTACAATGCGGCGACCGGCGGCGACGGCCAGCCGCTGTTCTCGACCTCCCACCCGATCGACGGCGGCACCGTCGCCAACGAGCCGTCGCCCGACGTGAGCCTGAACGAGACCTCGCTGCTCAATGCCGGCATCAGCATCCGCTCGACCTGGAAGAACTACGCCGGCCTGAAGATTCACGCCCGCGGCCAGAAGCTGATCGTGCCGACCAACCTGGAGCCGATCGCGGCGCGGCTGTTCCGCTCCGAATTGCGGCCGGGCACCGGCAACAACGACATCAACGCCATCCGCGAGATGGAGCAGTCGTTCAAGGACAGCTACCTGGTCTACGACTATCTCACCTCGCCGTTCGCCTGGTTCGTGCTGACCAATCATCCCGGCCTGGTGCTGTTCAATCGCAAGCCGTTCGAGACCGATATGTCGGTCGAGTTCACCACCGACAATCTGCTCGTCAAGGGCTATCAGCGCTACGTGCCGAGCTACTACGACTGGCGCGCGATCTACGGCACCTTCCCGGCCGCGTAAACGAAAGGGCGTTCACGCCCGTCTTGAGAAAAACGAAAGGGCGTTCACGCCCGTCTTGGACGAAAAAGCGAAAGGCCGTTGTTAAGGAACGAGACGCATGACGATCACGGCACAATCCGGCCCCGGCGTCTATTTCGGCACCACGCTGTCGTCGTCGGGCGTCGACTTCGAGCACAACCCGGATCGCGGCCCCTCGGCGGTCGATCTCGGGCTGATGACGCTCGACCCGCGCCCGCCGTTCGGCTACCAGCCGGGTGCCGCCTCCTCGCGGCCGTTCTACGGCTGGGCCGGCGCGTTCGGCGGCCCGGTGGTCGACCAGGCGCCATCGGCAGCCTCGTCGAACATCATCGCGGCCACCCAGGTGCCGGTCGGCGGCACCGCGCTGACGCTGAATGCGGTGTCGTCCAACGGCTTTGGCGCCGCCACCACCGTCAACGCCTATGAGGGCGGCACGGTCTCGATCCGCGCCATCGACGGCGCCATGACCGGCGCCGCGTTCGGCGATTCGGACGGGGTCAATGTCTGGAACCCGGCGACCGCGGTGGCGCGCACGCTGATCTTCTACGGCTCCTCCAACGGCTCCTCGGCCGAGTCCTGGTCGATCGCCGGGCGCGACATCTACGGCCAGAAGATGACCGAGCTGGTGCTCGGCGCCTCGACCGGACAATCGTCCAACGTCGGCACTGCGTCGCTGAAGGCCTGGAAATACATTGCCTCAATCGTGCCCTCGACCGTCAACGGCGCGATCGGCTCGACCCTGGTCATCGTCGGCACCCGCGACGTGTTCGGCTTCCCGATCCGGGTCGATCATCCGGCCTATGCGCAGGTGTGGCAGGGCGCGTCGAGCGCGGCGGCGCTGGTGCCTTCGGCGCAGTTTCTGTTTGCTGCGACGGCAACCGCCACCAGCACCACCGGCGACGTGCGCGGCACGGTTGCTTCCACCATCAGCTCGACCGCAGCGGGCTTCAAGCTCGTGGTCTTCGCCTCGCCGTCGGTGGCCAATCTGCTGACCGTGACCTCGACCAACATGGCCGGTCTCGTGGGCGTGACCCAGTTCTCGTCGGTGTAAAGCACAGGAGGATCAGCATGGCCAATCGCCACAAGCGGGCCAAGGGCGGCCGGGTCTATTACGCCGGCGGCGCCAGCAAGGTTGTGGACGCGGCGGCCGAGAAGAAGCACGGCGGCAAGGTCGTCGGCAAGATCGAGGGCGGCAAGGGCAAGTTCGCGCGCGGCGGCAAGGTCGGCGCCGATCAGTCGCCGTTCTCCTCGGCCGGCGGCGGCGGGGCGAGCAAGAGTCCGTTTTCCTCGGCGCGCCGGGGCTAGACCGCCGCAGGCAAAGCCATGCCGTCGATCCGCTACAGCATCACCCAGACCGGAAGCGGGGTGACCACGCCGTATTTCCCCGACACCATGATCCGCCCGTTCAACATCGGGGTCGGCGCAGTGGTGTCGTCGTCGTCGGTGCTGTACTCGGTCGAGCACTCGTTCGACTACACCGGCTCCTCCGCCTTCATCTCCTCGAACGCGACCTGGTTTCCCAACTCCGGGATCACCGGGCGCAGTTGCAACACCGACGGCAACTATGCGTTCCCGGTCTCGGCGATCCGGCTCAACGTCTCGTCGGCCTCGACCAGCGCGACCGTGAGCCTGACTCTCATTCAGGCGGGGTGAGATATGGGCGTGTCAGTCGATCTCAAGCCAGCGGTCAGCACCGAATTGCTCGACATCCTCGCCGGCAGCGAGGGCTATCGCGAGCGCATTGCCGAATGGCAGGCGGCGCAGCGCGCCGCCGAGGCCGCGCTCGCCGAGCTGCGGCTCGGACAACAGGCTGCCGCTGCCTTGAGCGAGGCCGAGGCGGTGCAGCGCTCCGCTACCAACGCGCTGGCGCAGGCCAAGGCCGACGGCGAAGCGATCCGCGCCGAGGCCAGATCGGCCGCCGCCGCCATGCTGGCGGAGGCCGAGCGCGGCAAACAGGCGGTGCTCAACAACGTCGCCGCCGAATTGGAACGCGCGCAGCAGACCCGCGCCGAGGCCGATGCGCTCAAGGCCGAGGCGGTGCAGCAACAGGCCGCTCTTGATCGCCAGCTTGCCGCCGCCAAGGCCGCGACCGCAGCAGCCGAAAAGGCCAAGGCCGATGCCGATGCCGAGGCCAAGGCATGGGCCGAGGCGCAGGCCGCGCTCAAGGCGCGGCTGGCCAAGCTCCAGGCGGCGGTGGCGGATGCGACGTGATGGGCGCGCAAGGCACCACCACCGTTAATTTCGGCGCCTTCCCTGGAGCGTCCGACGCCTCGGTGGCGGTGACCGGGCAGGCCGGGATTCTGGCCGGCTCGCTGGTCGAGGCCTGGATCAGGCCGGTCGACAGCGCCGACCACACCGCCGACGAGCATCTGGTCGAGACCATCGGCATCCAGGCCGGCAACATCGTGCCCGGCACCGGCTTCACCATCTACGCCTTCAACACCAAC